TGCAACTATATTTCCCCGTGCAATCTATTAGTTCAACCTAATGTATGCATCGATATGTATTAGTATGCATAGAGGCATATAAATCCCCGAGAATATGTTAGTATTATAATAGGACTATACGATATTCGTACTTAAATATCAGCTTTATGGTCCCCCGAGAAAAGGACCCCCCCCGTCTAAAGTATTGGAATAATAAGTAAGGAGCATACCTCTCACCTACAAACTTTGCATTTTGGGTCCCCCGGCAGTATAACGCCCCGAAAACATTGACTTCCCCAAGCCAAATCTGTAAGTACCTAATATCACGTAACATTTCGCCTTGGGGCAATTGCCAAACTTTGCCCCCAGATTTCTGCCACCTCTTTGACAATTGACAAAATTTGGAAAACAGGATACACTGGTCCGATAACAACTAGAGAAGGTGCCCCCCGATGACGATGGACGAAGAGATTAAGCTAATTTTTGCCGAAAACCCAGACCTGTACACAAGAAGTCTTGAAGGTATCGCCCGGTACTTTATGATACAAGGTCAAGTGCGATATAGCCTACTAGAAGCCTCGGTTAATAATAAAGCCAAGTATTTTATGATGAGACTAAAAGACAGCGATCCGGAGAGTTATGAGAAAGCAATCAAAGAGTGGAACAAAGCAGCGAGTATTGAAGATATCTTGTCAGCCATTTGAGTACGAGGTGGTCTTTAGTCCGATGGAAGGGTCAGACCATGGTAGTACAGATACGGATGAGAAGAGAATTTACATTAACACCAACTTTAAAGAAGAGTGCCAAAGAGAGACACTTCTTCATGAGTTACTGCATGTGGCGTTTATGGACTGTTCCCTGTTTAAGCACCCGATTGAGAATGATGAGGATCAGGAAGAGTTTTTAATACGTTACGCGAGTCCTAAGATATTTCAAATGTTTAGGGATAACGAAGAATTAAGGGAGTTTATTTTTGGATAATATATTAAAACAAAAGACTGAATTTATAAGACACATAAAAAAAGACCTCACAAGTAATTGTTTTAACAAAAGAAATGCTGCAAATACAGCATTGTACTCTTTTGATTTATCTAGGGCAAACACGCAAGAAGAAATAGACAATGCTCAAAAAGAGTGGGAATTTAGAATGTGGGCATACGAATGTCAATACGGAATAAAAGATGCCAGAAAGATGTTGGGAAAAAAATATGGATGATCAAGTAAAAACAGCAATTCATAGCCTAGTTGACCTAGCCTTACAGGCAGAACGAGTCATGAACTTAGGACAATACCCTACCGGAGCATTTCAGGAGGTTATTGTACTTAACCAGATGATAGATATCATTAAACGAGAATATACTAAGCCGAAGGAAAAATGAGCAAGTCACACATAGAAGATAAAACAGTAAAATACGTCAACAGCCAATTACGTCGCCTGTTTCGCTACAGTTCCGCGTATAAGGAGTGTAAGGCTAGGTGTAAGGTAGACAAAGAGTTGTACCGTTGCGAGGGCTGTCAGGTACTAATAAACAAGAATGGGAAGGATGAACGAGTAGAGTATGAGGGAGAGGTCGCTATACCTGAAAAAATGTATGTGGACCATATTGAGCCTTTTGTTCCTCTTGAAGGTTGGGACTCTAATCTTATTTGGGCTAGGCTTGCCATTGAGAGAATGTTTCTATCTCCTGAGGGACTACAATATCTGTGCCATAGCTGCCATAAAAAGAAAACTAATGAAGAAAACAGAATAAGGAGACTCTATCGTGAGCAAAGAAAAAAGAACCTTTAGTTCTCTAACCTTATCTGATAAAAAGGAATTTAAACGTAGATATTTAGAAGGTGAGAGTATAAACAGTCTTGCCGAAGAGTTCCGAGTTAAAAGAACCTCTGCTCAATACTATGCTAACAAGGAATGGAAACAAGAAAAGGCTTTAATGAGAGCCGAGTTGTTTCAGAAGTTTTCGGAGGATAAGAAGGAGAACTTTATTAAGATGAGTAATGCCAGTATTATCATTATGACCAGAGCATTACAAGAACTAGCTAAAAGAGACCAACCGCCAAGTATTGCGGAAGCCAAAAGAGCAACGGAAATCTTAGAATCACTAGATAAAATAAGTAGGTTAGATGAAAACAAGCCTACAGAAATAACAGAAGAAAGACCTATTACCACAGTGGAACTAAAGGAAAGATTGTCTATCGACCCTTTTTCTGGTGTTACGGAAGAGGTTGACTACAAGGAGCTACCAGATGCTAAAGAAACTAATTAAAGCCAGTTTAGGGATTTCACTTATTGCCATCGCACTATCACTGTGTGTTGGTGAGTCTGATTATGAAATGCTATCAGATATTGAGCAAGAAACCATCGAAAGGCTACATAAACTAAACTTACCGCAACTAGGGCACAACACTTTCCTATATCCGGGCTATGTTAGGCACGTTATTGGTCTTGAATTAGCCAAAAAGGGACAGGCGGGATTTAATCCGTTTATGGGTTTTGTTATTTCTAGGGATGCCAAGCCGCAAAATATTGATGTTCTACTGGAATCGCCGGGTGGTTCTGTAGGTTTTATGTATAGTGCTATTAGCTTTGTTAAAATGCTTAACAAAAAGGGCATCACTTTGACTTGTTATGTTGCCGAAGCGCAAAGTGCTGCTTTTACCTTTATGGTCACATCATGTAAAAAAGTAATCGTAATTAAGGGAGCTAAAATCACACAACATAGAGCTTTTTATCCTAGCTCCGAGAAACAACTAGAGAATGTAGGCAGTAGAATCACGACACTACAGATGAACAAGCTAGAAGCAGATGCTCTAAAGCTTCCTCCGCATGTTTGGTACGCAATAACGCGAAAATCAGACCTAAAAGAATTTAGTTATGATGAATTAAGAGAGTATGGGATTGCGCACGGTGAGTTTGAGTAAGAAAATACTATTATCCAAGGAAGATCAACGTGCCCTTGAGATAATAACAGACTTAAATAAACCAAGAGGTGACGGCGTTAAGGTAAAACTTAAGAATCGTCTTCACCCTGACCAGATAGAACAACTAAAGCCTCTATATATAGATGGTAAGAAAGATTTGTTCTTATCCTGCGGGCGTAAGTGGGGAAAAACGGAACTAATCGGCTATGTTCTTTGGAAACATGCCTTGGAGAATCCGGGCAGTGCTTGTTACTATGTAGGTCCGGAAGCTGCCCACGCTAGAAAGATTATTTGGGACGGTTATCGTCTACAGCGGTACATGGGTAATGATACTCAAAAGTATATAAAGTCTATCAGAAACCAAGAAATGATGATCAGGCTAACTAACGGCTCATTTATACAAGTAGTAGGCTCAGATAACTATGCCGTGGCTAACGGACTAACGCCTAGTATTGCTGTATATGACGAATTTAAAGCTTTTAATCCTAGATGGCACGTAGAATTTGCCCCTAACAGAGCCGCAAAAGCTGCACCATTAATTATTATTGGTACCAAGCCACGTGCGGGTAACAAGAATATGGACCAGTATAATGAAATCTTGGAATACATGCGGAATGATCCTGATTCTTATGTTGCAGATAGGACTACTTTTGATAACCCTATTAATCATTTACCTGACCAGAAGAAAATAATTGATCAAGAAATATCTCAACTAAGAGCTAGGGGAGAAGAAGATGTTGTTCAACTAGAATATTACTCTAGAGTTGTGCCCGGAGGGAAGCAAGCCATTTTCCCAATGTTTCGACGCGACAAACATATACATGCTCATGAGGATCTTATTGCGGAGATCGAAAAGGATCGTAAGAGACTACAATGGGTTTGGATTGCTGACCCCGGAAACACAACTTGCTTCGGTATGTTGTTTGCTGCCTACAACGAATACACAGGAAATCTCTATATATTAGATGAAATATATGAAAAAGATCAAAGTAAAACCAGTGTGGGTATTATTGTTCCATCTGGTAAGAAAAAATGCCATGAGTTTTATCCACAGTCATCTATTGAGGACGATTGGCTTAAAGGCTGTGATGACGCGGCTGCTTGGTTTATGACAGAAGCCATGAGTAGGTTCGGTATTTACTTTAGCCCTGCCGAAAAATGGAAAGGTACCAAAGAAGAAGGTCTTTCTGTTATAAAAGATCAACTTATATATGACACAGTTAAGATATCTGACCGATGTCGCAATTTAGCGGAAGAGATGGAAAAATATGCCAAAGATTTACATGGCAGAATACCTAAGAAAAATGATCACCTTATTGATTGTTTTAGATATCTTAACGGAATGATACATTACGACTTTAACACAGTACAAGAAGCTGTAAAGAAAAAGGTAGAAATGCATGATGGACGCTTTAGAGGATTTCTTGATGAAGAGTACGATTCGCCGGACGATTGGACAACGGGTATTATGGATGATTTTGATTTTGATTAAAAAATTTCTATATTGTTGGGACGTATTCTTCACTTTTGTTGACAATACCCAATTAAAGTACTACTATAGTACTAAGAAAAAATTAGAAAGGGTGAGTGAGATAAGGGAAAGGCTTCTGGAATCAGGAGCTTATTCTCAAAATTGGAAAGATTTATGATAGAAGTACTAGGTTGGTTAGGTTCTACTTGTCTGGCATTATGTGCATTACCTCAAGTAATTCAATGTGTTAAGCAAAAACATGCTAAAGGCGTTTCTTTCTGGTTCCTTCTCCTATGGCTTCTTGGTGAAATATTTACAATGATTTACGTGTTTGCTCAACATGGTCTTGACCTTCCATTGACATGTAACTACTTGATAAATATGCTGTTTATTATAATCATAATTCATTATGAGAGGATAACCAATGAATAATATTGACCAATCCACACTTTTTTTAGTTTGTTCTTTACTTTCTATAATTCTTAGTGTAATCTGCTTATTAACGTCAATTTTTGCGCTAATTAAAGTCATAGCAATGGAAAAGTCAACTCATCAGGTCACTTATATGCCTATCGACGAGCAGATTGATAAAGAAAATCAAGACTTTATGAAACAATGGGCTACTGACGATGATTCTCTACAAACACAGCAAAAAGTGTTTAAAGAGGACCTAGAGGACCTAATGCCTGAGTTTGCACCAGAAGACGACGATAAGAAAATTCACAGCTTTTAAGGAAAAATATGAGTATATTAGATGATTTAGAGCGACAAGAGATAGACCCGGAATTAAAACGCGATCCTTTCTTTACAGTTGCCAAAAAATCTAAAAAAGAAAAACATGAGTGGCTTAAAACTGTATTTGAAGCACTTGTTAATCAAGCAGAAACAAGAACCCGAGTACAACGTGAAAATATGCGCTTATATCGTGGTGTTCAGACTAAACTCCGCAACAGACATATTGATAGAGATAGAAACTTAAGAAAACTTAATAAATTACAAAAATTCGTAGTTAATCATTTATATGATCTAACTGAAACTAAAGTTTCTCAAATGTCTCGCATTAAACCATCGGTAGAAGTACTTCCAACAAATGATGAGTGGCAAGATAGAGCATCAGCTAAAGTTGTAAATCATATTATCAAACATCTTTGGTATAACAACAATATTGACTATAAAATTCAGCAAATGCACAGATATTGCCGCATTTTTGGTGAAGCTTACCTATTTGTCCTTTGGGATAAAGACTTAGGAGACCTTCACCCTGCTTATGTAACAGCCCGAGACGCAGGTGTTAAGAAAGTAGAGCATCCTGAGCTTGGTGTTGTTGATCTTAGTAAGCCTATTAAGACAGGTGACGTAAAATATAAGGTAGAAGTACCTTGGAGAGTTTATTTACAGCGTAAGACTCAATTAGAGGACTGTGAGTATGTTTTTCATGTGACCACAGAACAGACTAAAATACTTGAAAAAGAATATCCTAATAAAAAGTTTGATTCTCAAGACAGTATGTTTGTATTTGATATGGAAAGTCTTGAAGATATTGCTATCGAACACGAACAACCAGTCATACACTTCTATCACAAGAAAACTAAGCATGTACCAGATGGTGCATATATTAAAATGACTCTTTCCGATATTTTAGACGATGAAGAGTTACCATTTTCTCACGGAAATCTACCATTCGTAAGAATCACTGACCTTGATGTGCCAGAAGTACTTAATGGTATTAGTAGATATGAAACAGTTTCTAATATTCAGAAGATGTACGACAACCTTAGTACATTAATTGCTAAAAATATTTATTTAACGGCTCATGCTAAATGGGTTATGCCGCGAGGGGCAGCCAAAATCGAACAATTAGGCAATGACAACACTGTTGTTCAGTTCCAAGGTCCTATCGCACCTCAAATGATCCAGACACAGCCGAATCCACCAGAAGTATATCAGTTTAGACAAATGCTAAAAGAAGAAATGCAAACTGTTTATGGTTCACATGGTATTAGCCGTGGTGAAGTACCAAAAGGTATTACTGCAGCATCTGCCCTTCAATTTTTAAATGAACTAGAGAGTGAGAGAGCTACCACAGATATTGCCAAGCATGGTTTTTTAATTAAAGACATTGCAAAGATGACTATCGCAGTAGCGGGAGATAATTATGATCCTAAAGATGGTCGTATGGTTAGAATCGTTGGTGAGAACAATAAGTACCTTATCAGACATTTTGATGCTGCTCACTTACACAAGTCTTATGATGTACGTTTTGATAACAGTTCTGGTTTACCTGAAACCAAAGCTGCAAAATATCAACGTATTTTAGATGCAATGCAACGCGCACCACAAATGCTTAGTCCTGAGAGATGGGAAGAATTGTTGGAGTTAGGAAATACAGAAAAATACCACACACTTACTTCTGCAGCGGTTCATGCCGCAGATAGTGAGAACGAGGACTTAATGGCAGGTCGTCCGGTACCTGATCCGCAAGAGTGGGAAGATCATATCGCGCATTGGAACTCGCATTCTAAACTGGTACAACAACGTAGCTTTAAAGAAGATACACCACCAGAAATTAGAAAGGGATTCTTGCGTCACCTTAGACTCACTGAAATGGCGATGTTTGATAAAGCTAAACGCAACCCTGAGTTTGCTGCAAAACTGGCTACGTTGACAAATTTTCCTCTACTACATCATTCAAATGCTCAGATGCCATACAGTAGAGAGCATCAACAAGCAATGGTACAGGGACAGGCTAATAGAGGTGATCAAGTTACAGGTATTATTCCGGGTGTTAGTGCAGAGGACGCAGCACAGGCGGAAATAAATAAAAAACAATTAAAAGGGAGCTAACAAATGAGTAATGAAGCACAAGACATTGTTCAGGACATGGATTGGGACAACATTGAGGATACCGCACCTTCTGTAGACGCGGCAGATGAAGCTGTTTCAGAAGAAGCTGTAAGTACAGACGAAAATGGTAATGAAGTTATTGACCACGAGAACGAAGAGGTATCAGATGAGATTATTGAAGCTAAAGATGAAGATTCTAAAGATGAGCCTAAAGCTGACGAGAAAGTTGAGGAAAAGGCTGAAGAATCTGGAGATAAATCTGATGCGATTGATATTTCAAAACTCTCTGATGATCAAAAAATCAAAGTTAAAGTAGACGGCGAAGAACAAGAAATTACCCTAAAAGAATATAAGAATGGTATTTCTGGTCAAAAAGCTATCCAGAAAAGATTTAATGAAGTTGATAATGAGAGAAAGTCATTACAAGCGGAAATAGATAATATTAATAAGTATGTTGCCGACTTAGGAAACACAATGAAGAATGTTTCTATGGTTGAGGGTTTAAATAAGATTGCCGAACTTAACGGAATCGCACCACACCAAGTAGAGCAAGCACTTATTAAAGAATTGTTGCCACGTATTCAAGAACTACAGGGTATGGACGAGCAACAAAGAGAATTACAATATAAACAAAAAGAATTAGAATATAAAGAAAAGCAATTAGAGTCCGAGTCTAACTTATCTGCCCAGAAGCAAGCCCAAGCGGAACTTCAAAGCAACATAAGTAAAGCGCGGGAAGCTCATGCTATTAGTGATGATGAATGGAATGATGCTTTTAAGTATCTTGACAAAAATCTTGACCCAAGTGAAGAGATTACTATTGATTTGGTAAGCCAAAAAGTTCTATTTGACAGAGCCGGAGCCAAAACTCAAGAAGTGCTAAAATCTTTTGACGATGGCAAGTATTTGCAAGATCAAGAGATCAACAGGACTCTTCACGAAATTATTCTGGATAATCCTGATTTTGATGATCAAGATTTGAAAGATATTTTAAGCAGTGCTTATGGCGAATCTCAGCAGAAAAAAGTTGAAGAAGATTTAATTGAAGCTAAACAATCTAAAGAGAAGAAACCAGAGCAAAAACAACAACCCGCTTCCCAACCAGAAGAAAATGGTTACGACCTAGATTGGGAAGATTTAGACTAATCTATTAAAGGAGATTTATTATGTCAGCTTGGACTTATTCAGCTAGTAATGAAGCCAACCTTATGAAAATTAAATATGGAAGGCTAATTGAAAAACAATTTAATCAACAAAATCCACTTTTTGCACGAATCAAGAAGAAAGAAAACTTCGTAGGTTCACAAATTGAAGAGCCTATCGTTCAGTCGATTGGTGGTGGTGTTTCTGCAGGTTCTCTACCAACAGCTAACGAGAACAAAATTGCTAAAGCAACAATTACATCTAAAAAGCTTTACGCTAAGACTTCTATTGATCGCGAGTCAATGAAAGCTTCTCGTTCTGACGAAGGTGCTTTTGTTCGTTTTACAAAGTTTCCTGTTCAGATCGCTACTAAGTCTTTCAACAGAAACGTAGAAAGAATGTTTACTCGTGGTGATGCCTCTGGTTCTGGTGCGCTTATTACAGGTGACGCTGCTAACAGTAACGTATCTGGTAACGGTGCGGCAGGTACTCCTTACGTTGTATCTTTCGATAAGGCATCTACTTACTTCCCTGCAGAATTTGAGTGTATTGAAGAAGGTGATATTCTTAATGCAGGTACTGAATCTACAGAACTAGAAGTTGTTGCAGTTTCTGTTACAGAAGCTAACGGATATGCTACTGGTACTATTTCTCTAGTTGGTTCATCGGCTCTTCTTGCTGCCGATACAGGTGCGGCTCCTTTTGCAGAAAGCCTTTACATGCAAAAATCAAAAGACAACGAAACTCTTGGTCTTCAAGGTGTTCTATCTGCTACTTCTAGTACTCTTTATGGTGTATCTGTTGGTCGTAGATGGCAAGCAACTCAAAAAGATGCTTCTTCTGCAGCACTTAGTACTGACCTTATGAATGAAGTTATCATGAACATGAAGCGCAAGTGCGGTGAGTGTCCAAACATGATTCTTACATCATACCACCAGTACACAAAACTTCTTAACCTTCTTGAGGACCACAAGAGATATCCTTTACCTGCTAAAGGTGCTCTTAAGGGTGTTATTTCTTTTCAAACTATTGTTTACGCTTCACCAGATGGGGATATCCCTGTTGTAATGAGTCGTTTCATGGATAGTGACAAGATTTACTTCCTTAACGAAAAACATATCTCTCTTCACCTACGTCCGGGTGGATTTGAGTGGTTTGACGAAGATGGAACAGTATTCCTTCGTGAATCTGGTGACTCTTACGAGGCACGTTACGGTGGATATGGACAATTCTATATCAACCCACACTTCCAAGGTTACTTATACAACCTAGCAGTTTAATTAATATAGGGGCAGGGTTTAGGCTCTGCCTCTTTTCCCTCCCGAGGGTGACAGGAGATTCAAATGGAAAGGTCAATCAAAACAAAACAACGTAAAGTTAGACAGCTTTCTTTTACAGTAAGTGCTGATGGTACTACTGTTACTGGTCTTGATAAGAACCAAGTTAGTGTAGCGGATACTGGCACAGGTGTTAAAACCGTTACTTTAGATGACGCTTTTGCTGCATCTGATTACCAAGTACTTGTTACTGTTGGTACTGCAGATGCTATCGCTAACGTAGAAATTTCAAGCTCAAGCGAGTTTGTTATCGACACACTTGACGCAACAGACGGCACTACAGCCAAAGATGCTCTAGTTCACGTACTAGTTATTGGTTCTGATATCCTAGACAGATACTAATCAATAGGCACGAAAAGGCGGTCCGACTCCCTGCCGCTTGAGTAGGCAACATAGACCTGAGTAAGTCGCTAAACTGCTTGTTTTAATTATGGCAGGTGATGACGTACAATTAAGTAAGAGAAATTTTGCACTAGATGTTCAGCTTGGACAGAGCGTTAATAGAGGACTAATATGACCACAGGTAGAAAATATAGCAGCGATAAATTATTCGCTAAAATAAGCCATGGCGCAGAATCTGGCGTTGTAGGCTCTCCCGAGTACGAGGTTCTAGGTGAAGTCAAGCTTTCAGTAGCCAGTACTTTCACTACTTCTGGTACTTTAACAGTGCAAGGAAGAATTAAAAACTCTGATTTATGGCAAACCATAGGTGCCCTAACAAGTGGCGGAGATTTCGATTCTTTCGATATCGATATTTATGATTATATTCGATTTAATTTTTCAGTAGCAGCCGGATCGGCAGGAGAAATAGCTGCTTCGGGTTTTTTTAAAGCCTCTGCCTCAGGAAGCGGCGGGGGCGCGGGAAATTCTTTCACGACGATTCAAACAGATGCAGGTACTTCTCCATCGGCAGACTCATCCTCGGATGTACTTACCCTAACATCGTCCGATGGTTCCGTTACAATTACAGGTAACAGCACATCGGATACTATAGATATAACAACTTCTGCTAGTGGTGGCGGTGGATTAAATTATTACACCGAGTCATTTTTAACTACAACTTGGAATGGTCCAATTTCTGGTTATTATTTTATAACAGTACCGCAAAGTAATCACGCAAAAACAGGACAAATAACAGTAAAAGTATATGAAGATTTAGGAAGTACACTAGAAGAAGTAGAGACATTTACACAAATAAACGGAAGTTTAGATGTAACTATAAGAATAAGTTCAACAACAGATACCAGATTCAATGGTAAAATTTTAATTTTGTAGGAGAGTAAAGTATGGCAACAAAAAGATTTAAGACAGAAGTACAGGTAGAAGCGGATTTACAAGTAGATCAGGTCCTTAAATTACCTAGTGTAACTTCAGACCGGGCATTAGCTATTAATGGTTCTGGTCAGGTAGTAAACAGTACAGCAACAGCCGCAGACTTAGATAATATCTCAGGTCTAACTGGTGATGTGCAAACTCAACTTGATGCAAAAATAGCATCTACTGAAAAGGGTGCTGCAAACGGTGTAGCAACACTAGACTCAAACAGTAAGATTCCTTCATCTCAATTACCTGCTATTGCCCTTACAGATGTATTTACTGTAGCCGATATTACAGCTAGAGATGCTTTGACTGTTGGGACAGGTGATGGTGAAGTACAAGAAGGCGATGTAGTTATTGTTACAGATGCTTCTGATGATTCCAACATCACATCAGGGGCTGCTTCTTATATTTATAACGGATCTAGTTACTCTTTACTTAAAGCGGGTGACGAAGTTCTTTCTGTAAACGGTCAGACCGGAACCGTATCTCTAGATACTGGGGATATTTCTGAGAATGGTAATCTTTACCACACAGATGAGAGAGCGCAAGACGCCGTAGGAAGTATCCTAACAGATACTGCTTCTGTTGATTTTACTTACGATGATGCAAATAATCAAATTAGTGCTGCAGTACTTCCTGCGGGTGTTGATCACGATTCTCTTAATAATTTTGTTGCTAACGAACACATCGACCATAGTGCAGTAAATATTTCTACAGCTGCTGACTCAGGTTTATCTGGCGGCGGTAACATTACTGCAAGTAGAAGTTTAGCGGTAGATATTACAGGAACTACAGAAGAGTCTACAATTGCTGATGGTGATGAGATTTTAATTTATGACGTTTCTGTATCCGCATTGAGAAAAGTTACAAGAGCTAATCTTATTGGGGATTCTTCGGCGGGAGCTTCTGCAGGTGATATTAATGAAACTTCTTTCGCAATGTCTAACAACGTAACAGCCGCTGCTAACGTAACAGATTTTGCTTTTGCTAACGCAACCGTAAGATCGTTTGAAGCACTTGTTTCTGTTGAAATTAATGCTACTGCGGATCTTTTCGAAACATTTAAACTGCAAGCTATTCAGAAAGGTTCTGGATGGGATATGTCTGTAGAGTCTACTGGTGATAACTCTCAGGTAGCTTTTTCAATTACGGCTGCCGGTCAGATTCAATATACATCAGGTAACGTAGCCGGATTTTCTTCGGGAGATATTAAGTTTAGAGCAATTACAACAACTGTTTAATCCTATTAAGAGGGACTTACTAAATGTATAAAAATAAAAAAGAAGTTTATGCAGTTTTTTCTAAAGATCAGCAAGGTGCTAGAGTTTATGTAAATCCATCTAATCTGGATGCACTCCTAGCTAAAGGAAAAGTAGTTAAGATTACTGACCACGATCGCAAGAAATTAAAAGGCATTAGTCCCTCAGATTGGGAATTACGCGGCGATACAGTTATAAGGGCTAAGTCATCAAATTTGTACAGAGAAGTAGAGACTTCAGTACATGAGCATGGCTTGCCCGAAATCCAACCTATTAAAATTAAACAAGAATACATAATAATTAAGCCTGACTATGGTAAAATGGCTAGTTTATGTGCTATAATTAGCTCATTTACTGCTTTATTAACCTTTCTTGGCTTTTCGCTATATTTAGGAGTATTTTAATGTCATTTAGTATTAAACAATTTATTACGGGAATCGGACTTAAACCAGTAAGTGCCGATCCTAGCAATCCTACTCAGGGACAATTACAGTATGCTGACGGCACCGTTCGGGCTGAGGGTCTTTGGCGATATGACGGTACGGCGTGGCAACAAGTCGGATCAGGTGCAGGTTCTTACGATATCTTTTTTCAAGAGAACTTAGAAACCAATACATCTAGTAACTTTACTTCTGGTCAAAATGCGTCACCAGATGCAGCGGGCACTGGGACTCTAGATGGTACTCTGGCTGATGAAGAAAGTTCACAAATCTCGGGCGATAGATCATTAAAGTATACAATGGGCGCATCTTCGGATAA